TGACTGGATCAAACAAGCGGGCTGATGCCGACTTCTTGAAGAAGCTCATCACGCAGCGCGAACTCCGAGTGAATGGCAAGTACGTGCCAACCTACGTGGTGCCTGACTGTATCAACTACTTCTTCACGGCCAACCATCCTGACTCGTTCTTCCTTGAAGACGATGACCGTCGCTTCTTCATCCACGAGGTGCAGGTAGGTCCCATGGACGAAGAGTTCTACATGAATTACGACCTGTGGCTAGACACTGGCGGCAGCCAAGCAGTCTTCCACTACTTATTGAACCGCGACACCGGCGACTTCAACCCAGCAGCTCCTGCCTTCAAGACAGCAGCTAAGGAGCGCATGATCGCCAACGTGCAGAGCGACCTGGCCGGTTGGGTGCGTCAACTCTTGGCCACGCCAAACCATGTCCTCAAGGTGGGCGAGATTGTGGTGGACAAGGACCTGTTCACGTCGAAAGAGCTGCTGCAGTTCTACGATCCGAGCGGCAAGACCGGTACCACAGCAAATGGTCTTGGCCGCGAGCTGGCAAGAGCCGGAGTCCGTCAGATTTGTGGTGGCAAGCCAATTCGTTTGGCCGACGGTGGGCAAGGTCGCTTGTACGCGTTGCGGAACATTGAGTTCTGGATGACCGAAGCTGCACCGCAAGCTGCTGTGAAGCACTTGGAAGACTGGTCGAAGAAACAAAGCGGCTCAAAAGCTGCAAAATACTGAAACCACATGTTTACAGCTGCGGAGGCGCAGATTAGAATTACAACTGCTGAGGGAATTCTCCCAACGCGTTATCAACCACTTAGGAGTTCATCATGAATGCAAAAGAGATCAAGGCCGCATTGGCCGACGAAGGCATGCAAGCTGCTATCGAGAAGCAAGTTGCAGCTGCTGTGAAGGCCGAGACCAAGCGTGTCCTCGAAGTTGTGAAGGCAGAAGCCGAGAACAACAAAGAGACCGAAGACAAGGCTGTCAAGAAAGCAATCGCCGAAGCGCTCAAGAGCGTGGTCACCGGCATCAAGGGCTAAGCAGCCGCCTCGAAGAACAGGAGACTCAGGTCTCCTTTCTTTTCACCTCAATGTAAGTAAGGAGTTTCACATGAACAGTCGTGACGCAAATGTCCAATCTGACGAACAAGTACTTGAAGCAGAGATTCAAGCCAAAGGTCTCAATGCACCTCGCTTGACACCTGCCGACATCGATGCACAAATCGTTGGCGAGCAATACTACGTCTTCCCCGATACCACCATGACGGTCTGCCTCTTGACCCTCAAGAACGGCTTCAATGTCACCGGTGAATCTGCAGCCGCCTCACCTGAGAATTTTGACGAGCAGATTGGTCGTGACATCGCCCGACGCAATGCACGTGACAAGATCTGGTCGCTTGAAGGTTACGCCTTGCGTAACCTGCTGTCTGGTCGTTCTGCTTCTCAAATTGTTACTTCACAGGAGTGCTGATCATGCGTTGTTACCTCGTCACTGGCCCTGGTGCCAAGCGCTACGCCGCCACGAATGCCGATGCTCGCGCCACCCGCGATGCGTTGGTTGAGCAGCTCGATTGCAAGAAGAAGGACGTCGAGATTGAGCAGACCGACATCCCAGTCGCCAAGGCTGAGTTGCTCGAGTTCATCAACACCTTGTGCGCCGAGACCGACGCAAAGGACGCGGAAGAATGAGCCAAGTCCGTCTAATCGCATTCACCCAGCCGATTGAGCTGGAAGGTGTTCAGACGGGCGAGGAGCTGGTGGCCTATTGCGCACGGGTCTCGAACCCTGCCAATCAGGCCAACCACGAAACTGCTCCTCGTCTGCTCAACTACCTCGTCCGTAACCACCACTGGTCGCCTTTCGAGATGGCGCATGCCGTCATCGATATTCAGACAACCCGTGACATCGCACGTCAGATTCTCCGCCACCGGTCTTTCAGCTTCCAAGAGTTCAGCGCTACGCTGCCGTGGTCGACGATGCTGTGATCCGTGAGGCTCGCATGCAAGACACCACGAACCGCCAGAACAGCTTGGCCATCGAAGACGATGACATGCGGAAGTGGTGGGAATACCAGCAGAACGAAGTGGCCAAGAAGACCAGTGAGGTCTATGACGCTGCTTTGCGTATGGGCATCGCCAAAGAGGTTGCTCGTGCTGTCCTGCCTGAAGGTCTGACACCATCGCGCCTCTATATGTCCGGCTCAGTTCGCAGCTGGATCCACTATATCCAACTCCGTGCCGGCAATCTCGCGGTACCCCAAAAGGAGCACCGCGAGATTGCCGTCATGTGCAAACTGGCTCTGCTTCATGTCATGCCCTCACTCAAGGAGATTCTCGATGCAACGCAAGATCACTAAGCCGGCTCCTGCCAAGGACATGGTCAACCACCCGCCTCACTACGCCGAGACCGACAATGGGGTTGAGTGCATTGATGCCATTCGTGCTGCTTTGGGCAAAGAGCAGTTCATCGGCTTCCTGCGCGGCCAAGTCATCAAGTACCAGTGGCGCCTGGGCAAGAAGGACAGCTCGGTGCAGGACAATAAGAAAGCCATCTGGTATGCCACCAAACTTGATGAGGTGCTCAATGAAGCGTAGTCGTTACCTCTACACTTGGGTTGACTGGGTCAAGGAGATTCTGGGCTGGGGTCTTGGTCTGGTCATCGGGTTTATCCTGCTGCCAGTCCTGGGCTTCGTCCTGAAGCTCCTCTGGGTCTTCTTCATGATCGGTTGGGACTTGATCAAATGAGCAAAGCTTTCGCGACTCTGGGCCTTCCTGATACCGCGACGCCTGACGAGGTCAAGGCCAAATGGCGGGAACTCTGCACGATTCACCACCCAGACCACGGAGGCAACTCCGTGGAGTTCAACACGATTCGCAAGGCCTACAAGCAGGCGTTCAAAGAGGCCAGCGAGCCTAAGCCCTGCGTCCAATGCAACGGTGAAGGCAAGGTCAAGGTCAACAGCGGTTGGTCATCGATCGACATGCCATGCCATGCATGTGAAGGTTCTGGTCATGGCTAAGAAGCCCAAGGCCGTGCAGGTCGGCAGTCGCGAGTACTTCGAGTCGTTGCTGGTCTACTACACGAACCGCTCGACTGCTGTCATGCGTGGTCGTGGCAACCTGAGCCGTGAAGACCTTGAATACGTCGCCCAAGCGGCTGAGAAGCTGAAGGACAAGCGTCTGCAGGAATGCATCGCTGAGCTGATCGGCTGGGGCGACGACGAACGGTCTGAGCTTGAGACCCTGTTGGCCCTCGGCTTCGAGGCCATGAAGCTGTGCAGCCCAAGTCGCTTGCGTGAAGCGGCGATGAGGGTCAGTTTGAAATACTACATGAAGAAGGAATTTAGCCATGCCCAAGAATCAATCGACCACGCAGCTGGTCGCGTACCTGGTGCCGAAGCAATTGCCGGTCATTCTGGCGAAGGTGATGGGGTTCAGAGCACCGCCGTGTCTGGCAGTGTTCAAGGACAAGGCCACAAAGCAGATTGACATTGTTGAGGTGCCACTGTGAAACCAATGCTTGCATCACCGGCTGGTCCGGTCATCCCATTTCCAATGCTGCTCAGCCCCAAGCTGGACGGCATTCGTTGTTTGGTGATTGACGGTGTTGCTGTTGGCCGAAGTCTGAAGCCGATCCCTAACAAGTATGTGCAGCTGCTATTCGGCCACCACGAATTCAACGGCCTTGATGGGGAGCTGATCGTCGATTCGCCCATCGCCAAGGAAGTGTTCCAAGTGACCTCGTCTGGCGTCATGAGCATCGAGGGTCAGCCCAAGGTGAAGTTCTACGTGTTTGATGACTTCAGTCATGAGGCTGGGTTTGCCAAGCGCTTGGACATGGCCTTCAAGCGGACCAGGCGTCATACCCACTTCGTGCAGGTGCAGCATAACAAGGTGAACCGTGAGGACGCCATCCTGACCTGGGAGGAGAGCTACTTGGCTGCCGGCTACGAAGGCGTCATGCTGCGCCATCCTGATGGTCCATACAAGCATGGTCGCTCAACGGCCAAGGAGGCGTGGCTTCTCAAGGTCAAGCGCTTCGTCGACGCCGAGGCCAAGGTCATCGGGTTCTCTGAAGCTCAGCACAATGCCAATGAGGCGAAGCGCAATGAACTGGGCCAGCTGGAACGCTCAAGCCACAAGGCTGGCAAGGTCGGCAAGCAGACACTTGGAGCCCTCATGGTCAAGGACCTGAAGACCGGCGTGGAGTTCGACATTGGCACCGGGTTCACTGAGTCTCAACGCCAACTGCTCTGGGCGCAAGGTGACAATCTGATGGACAAGGTGGTGAAGTACAAGTCACAGCCGACCGGTGTCAAGGACAAGCCTCGCTTCCCAGTGTTCCTCGGCTTCCGCGACAAGGTGGACATGGATGCAAAATAATTTGAAATTACCTGTTTACAGCATGGCAATTTCACTCTAGAATCTAATCACGGTCAACAACGACCGCAACCAAACTTGCTGAGGTTACTATGAAGATTGAAATCAAATGCCGATTCAGCGGCAGCATTTTGTTCTCACACGAAGCTGAGAATAACTCGATGAAGCTGACCTTAGAGGCTGCGGTCTCGGCCCGTGCCAACCTGGCCCGTGCCA